TGTATTTTATGTTCATAATGGATTATTAAATATGACAGTTTATAACCGCTCCAATGATATGGTATGGGGAGCCTATGGAGCGAATGTAGTTCAATTTAGTATGTTGCAGGAATATATTTCCGCGCATACTAAAATCCCCATGGGTAGTTACTGGCAAGTTAGCAATTCCTTTCATGTTTATACTGATGGTCCAGGGGGAGAAGTTTGGGACAGAATTAAAGGAATAGACATTGGTTATACTGATTTTTATTCTTCCAGTGTAATTGAAAAATTAATCAGAATAGATGAACCGGAAAAGTTTGACAAAGATTTAATAACGTTTTTTAATAAATACGATTTCATGGGATTGCGCAAATGTATTGACATTTATCAATCTACCTTTTTCAATTCGCTTGTTGTACCAATGTTACAAATGTATGTGCTCTATAAAGAAGGTTATAAAATAGCTACCGTAATTAATAACTCAGATATTAAAGCGGATGACTGGAGAATAGCTTGCGGAGAGTGGATTAAAAGACGTAATGGTATTAAATAGGTAATAGTATGAACATTGTTGATAAAGCTTTAATTTACAGAGCCGGTTTTAGTGTTGAACGCTTGCACTGTCGCCCTAAAATCACCGAATATAATAATGGATTTCATAGTGCCAATGCTGCGCTAATTGCTATGGATTTATGTCTAGCTAATCATGTTCCATATTATTCGGTCATACATTATATGTTATTACACGACCTACACGAAAGCTACACTGGGGATGTTCCGGGTAATGTGAAAATTGATCACGAGGGATTACATTCAGAATTTCTAAAAATAGAAAGAAGATGGAATGAAATGTTCTTGCCAGATTCACCAGATTTATCTACAGAGGAAAAAGTGATATGCAAGTGTGCTGACCTAATTGAATTAGGATTGTTTTATAGGGATGAATTTAATTTAGGGAATAGAACTCTCAAACCTGTGAAACTGAATGTTTTAAACTACTTGGAACATTATAAAGACATAATTGGTGTAAGTGAATTTATACAGTATATTACTCATGGAGAAATATAATGGAAGCAAATGAATATCAAATTGGCGGTGAACATTATAAAACCAAATACGAGCATTGGGATTTCGTACACGATTGTGATTTACACTATGTGATCGGTTGTGCTACCAAATATATTCAAAGGTGGAGGAATAAAGGTGGTGGTACAGACCTGAGTAAAGCAATTCATTATATACAGAAAGCTCAGGAATTAGAAATAGAAAGTGTACATTTCGGTTATGTACCGGTATTTCATTCGCATGGTAAACGGGAATACAAAAAACATCAATTGGTTAGATTTCTAAATACAATTGAACATTCCGACGACAAGAAAATAATTTATAATATCGTTTACGGAAAATACCAGGAAGCGTCCCTATTGATCTATAATTTAATTGTTGAGTTTGAAAAATCTCAAAACAAGGAGCAAATGAAATGAGCTTGCTAAGCCATAATGAATTGGTAAATTTAGTTTATGATGGGGTTATAACCGCTCCTCATGAAAACATAAACGGAGCGTCTATAGATCTAACTTTGGATTCAATCATAATGAAAGAATCGCCTTCAATACCGATGTATATAGATTTAAATAAAAAAGAAACTTTGAAAATGGAGATGGTAGATTTACATAAACATAAATATAGTAGATATACTCTACTTCCGGGAGATTTCATATTAGCTAGTACTAATGAAATTTTCAATTTACCAAATAATATTGCAGCGGAATATAAATTAAAATCATCATTAGCTCGCAGCGGTTTGCAACATATGCTCGCTGGATGGTGTGATCCAGGATGGACCAGTTCCAAATTAACATTGGAACTATATAATGCGACAATGTACCACAACATTATGATAACCGCTGGAATGAAGATAGGGCAAATTGTATTTTGGAAATGCGATCCAGTCCCTGAATCCGCTAGTTATAAAACTAAAGGACAATATAATAACCAGGATAAAGTGACTGGTAGTAAAGGTATCCGCTAAAGAGGTTAAGGTAATGGAAGATGTGACCGCTGACGTTGAATGTTTTAAAAATTATTTCATGGTTTTATTTCGAAAAATATCTGATGGATCAACTATATATTTTGATAAACACAATGATTCCCCTTTAGATAAAAAGAGTCTATTGAAGATCCTCAAGAGATTTAGAATAGTAACCTTCAATGGTATTAAATATGACCAGTTAATGATTGAAGCAGCGTTAGCGGATCACACCAATAAAGGATTATATAATATTAGCTCGTCAATAATTGCTGAAAAGCTTTGGCCATGGCAAGCTCGTCAAAGATTTGGAATACCACGAATAGATATAAATCATGTGGATATAATGCAAGTTGCGCCTCTAAGAGCAAGTTTAAAATTATACGCAGCTAGAATGCATGCTCCCAAAATTCAGGATTTACCCATACATTATTCGTTAGGGGTAGATGAATTCGATATAGATCTAATTGTGGATTATTGCGGCAATGATAATTTGGATACAGTATTGTTGAGGAAAACTCTTTCTGAACAAATGAAAATGAGAGTGGAACTTAGCAAAGAGTACGGCATTGATTTACGCTCAAAATCAGATGCACAAATAGCTGAAGCGGTTATAAAGAAAGAGATTCAAGACACTTATGGAGTTAAAGTAGAAAATCAGAAAATAAAACCGGGCACAGAATATTATTTTGAGGCTCCCGAATATCTCAAATTCAAAACTCCTCAATTGAAAGAAATTTTAGGGCTATACAAATACAACCCTTTCTTTGTGTTACCCAATGGGCGCATGTCGTTACCAAAGGAGTTTTCACAAAGTGAATTATTAAACAAGAATAAATTTAAAATAGGAAATACCACTTATAAGATCGGTATCGGGGGTATCCATAGTTGCGAAAAATCCCAAGCTGAAGAAAGTGATGATAATTATATCATAAGAGACTATGATGTTGAAAGTTATTATCCTAAGATAATTATCGAAAATGAACTATCACCCGTACATTTGGGAGAAATGTTCCTAAAGATATTTATTAAATTTACCAATAAAAGATTAGAAGATAAAAAGAAAGGAAAAGGTGGTAAATTAAAAATTGTTATCAATGGGACTTTTGGTAAGTTATCGGAAAAGTTTAGTGTATTGTACGCGCCAGATTTAGGGATGCACGTCACAGTAATTGGTCAGCTCAGTCTATTAATGCTAATAGAAGAAATGGAGTTGAATGGTATCCGGGTGATAAGCGCCAATACGGACGGTATTGTTTGTAAAATTCCCAATGATGAATGGTCTTTAGATTTAGCTGGCGAAATAATAGAACATTGGGAAAAAGAAACTAACTATAAGATGGAGGCTAAAGACTATAAGGGTATTTATAGTAGGGATGTGAACAGCTATATAGCGGTGTACGAAGATGAAAAGAGTAAAGAAATTAAAGTGAAAGCGAAAGGTTCTTCATTTACAGATAGTCAGACTGAAGAAAAACTATTGTGGATGAATCCAACCGGGGATATCTGCGCCATAGCAATCCAAGAATATTTGAGAGTGGGAAAACCAATAGAAGAAACAATAAATAAATGTGACGACATAAGACAATTTATTCATGTGAGGAATGTAAAAGATGGAGGAGTAAAAGGAAAGGAATTCTTAGGTAGAGTGGTCCGGTGGTATTATGGTAAAAATGAAAAGGGTGCTATAAACTATAAAACAAATGGAAATAAAGTGGCCACAACAGATGGGGCCGTTCCTGCTATGGAATTACCAAAAGAATTCCCAAAAGATGTGGATAAAGATAGGTATATCAAGCAAGCTTACAAATTATTAAAGTCTCTAGGTGTTAAAGAGGTAAACTAATATGAACGAGAAAGAACGTCTTAAAATACTAAAGGAAGAAAAACGCAAACTGTCAGAGGAAGAAAAGAAAATTAAGGATAAGTTGTACAGTAATAAAGAAGAAAGAAATAAAGCTCGCTTTGCTATAGCTAAAAGTAGAAAAGCTATTCTGTTGAGTAAGCAACAACTGGGTCACCAATTATCAGGTATGGTTAAGACATTACGCCGTAGTAGCGCTGAAGAATTACAAGAATTATCTCATGAAATTAAAACTTCGTCAGAAGAATTAATTTCTAACCTTAATATATTTTCCCGTAATATCGAGATATTGAAAGATGAAGAATGAATATGAATCTTTCATATCTAAAGGTAAAAAGCGTATTGATAAAGCAAAGGAAATACCGGAAACTGATATAGAAAAACATTATTGTGAATACGCGAAAAAGAAAGGATGTTTAGCTCTCAAATTAGTCGTATTGCGTAAAAGGGGTTTCCCAGATAGAACTACATTGTGCACCGGAGCTAGGATATTATTTGTGGAATTTAAAAAGAAAGGGGAAGATTTATCGCCAATACAAAAATTGGTTAGGAAAGTGTTAGTGAGTTTTAGTTTCAAATATATAGTAGCTGATGAGATAGGAATTGCAGAAAAAGCGCTAGATGAATTCTTAAAGTCTTCTTATGAGTGAATTATGGGTACCCCACTGTTACCAGCGGACTGCGATATCTGAAATAATCTCTAATGAAATATTAGGGTTATTTTTAGATCCAGGTCTTGGTAAAACTTCCATAGCGCTATGTGCGATAAAAATATTAAAATATAATGGGAGTTTTGGAAATTTAGTTATTGTTCCAATTAACCCGATGTATAATACATGGCCTTTAGAAATTTCTAAATGGACCAATTTCAATAATCTCACTCATACAATACTTCACGGTAAAACTAAAGATACTTTATGGGGACCGAAGAAAGATATTTATCTAATAAATCCAGAAGGGTTGAAGTGGTTATATTACGAATTGTTAAAGGGATTGAAAGAAGGAAGAAAATTACCCTTTAAAAATTTATGGGTTGACGAAAGTACCAAGTTTAAAAATGATACTGCAAAACGTTTTGATTTACTTTGCGATATGCTTTGTTTATTTAAAAGGCGTCATATTCTAACAGGAACCCCAGCTCCAAAAAGTCTTCTTAATCTTTGGTCCCAGATGTATATTTTGATGGATGAGAAAAATCCACTAGGGGGAAATTATTATGATTATAGAAGTGAATATTTCTTCACTGAAGATTGGGATAGTTATAATTATCAGTTGATTGATTTTTGCGATGATATAATAAAAGAAAAAATTGCTCCATACGTTTTAGAAATGTCCGCGGAAGATCATTTGGATATGCCGCCACTGGTTTATAACCCAATATACATAACACTACCTGATAAAGCTTATAAATACTATAAACAAATGGAGCGCCAAATGTGGTTAGAAATTGACCAATTTTGCGCTACCGCTGAGGCCGCCGTACAAGCCACTCAGAAGTGCCATCAAATATCCAATGGTAGGGTATATGCTGACCAACCAGAGGGGCTTGAGCGCCCACTCAGGGCGGCTGAGCGGGACGTTTTACAAGTGCATACTGCAAAGCTGGAAGCCCTGGAGGCGCTGATAGACGAACTGGGGGGTAAACCCCTACTTGTGACTTACTACTATAATCACGACCTAGCAGCGCTACAGGGGTTATTAGGGGCTGCTCTACCCTACATAGGTAGGGGTACTAAACAGAGAGACAAAGAAAAATATCAAGAAGAATTTAACAAAGGGAACATTCCAATCTTAGCTGTTCACCCCGATAGTGCTGCGCTGGGTTTGAATTTACAAGGTAAATCTACGGACATTTGTTTTTATAGTCTGTTCAATAATACTGAAAATTATATACAGATAATAAGAAGATTATGGAGACAAGGAGTCGGTGGGAAAGTGAGAGCCCATCATTTAATCGCTAAGGGAACAGTAGACGAGGCGATATATCACCGCCTCGGACAAAATTGTCAACAACAAATAGATTTTAGAAAAGCTTTAAAACTCTATAGAGAATCAAACCTTTAGTGCATCTTCAACCACTTTAGCTAATTCGTCATCCACTTTTGTTTTAGTGGATTTAGCATAGTGTTTAAGTGCGAGAATTATCAACTGCTTAAACACTTTTTCAGTTAATAAAGACATCGCAATTTTAGTGAGCACTTTAGCGATAATAGAAATACTCATAATATTTATCCTTTGTTCCAAAGATTAATAATTCTATCGGCACGGTCACCGACTTGCTCATACCAAAGACTATCCTTAAATTCTTTAGCCGCTTCATCCCATCTGCGTTGTTCTATAGCTTCAATGGCCCTCTTAAAAGTTAAAAATCTCGGTCTACCTAAATTAAACATCATATTGAAAATGACCATTTGTCTGTTTTCAGTTAGATCGTTAAACCATGAAAACATTTTGCATTCACGCGTAACTCTATCAATATCATTATTGAGAAGATACATACATTCATCCAAAGACAAACCCACATCTTCCAAATTTCTACCCACACCGATAGTTAATTTACCTCCTGTACAACGGTATACCATTTGCTCTAACGATTCATCTCTAATGAGATGTGTTATTAATAATTCTCTGTTCATAAGTAAGGTCTCTTAGGTCTGTGATTTTCATTAGGAAAATATTCACTTTCCGGCCAATTCCTCAATTGGATTCTATATTCTCTCCATAAGAACGCTTCTTGGTGATCGTCTTCTAATATTGATATTTCAATATCAGCAAATTTCAATTCTTTATCCCGCCATCTACGCTCGATAGCCTCTAAATTTATTTCAACTTCAGGTTTTTCCGGTACTACCCATTTTTCACCATCCCTTTTCCACCCTATAGATATTCCTGGTTTGTCGCATTTTTTATATCCTTTGAAAATATCTTTTTCAGTTTTAAAAAGCGCGATGTTTTCTACAAAGTTGTTTTTGTCCAATTTATATGCGGTAATCATTTTATCAATCCCTCAGAAACGAAATCACAATAAGGAATCCACCAAGTCCATCCCCTCCATCTAATACTGTACTACTGTTAAGTTTAACGGAACCGGCACCCCCCGCACCCGCTGCAAAACCAGCGGACCCTTGTACCGCTCCAGTTGTGAAATTAGTGGGTAACGGTACTTTTGAAGCTCCACCAAAGAAACTACCGCCCCCGTGACCTAACTCTGTTATTGGACCGCTATTAGGGGATGCGAGCGCTCCCGCATGTCCCACGTTCCCAGCAAGCATAGCCCCTACAAGACCGGTAACGTTCCCAGCAAAACCTGCTGTCCCCCCTACGGCGTAAACATTACCCGCGGATCCATCTGTCGGTGTACTCCGCCCACCGCTACCGCCTTCAGCGCTAATAGAATAATTCGACGAGACCACACTAGTTGTTCCACCTGAACCGCCAGTGGTGCTAGTACCGACTCCCCCCGCACCAATTGTTATGGTTGCGCTAGCCTGAGCGTTAGCCCCCGTAACCATACCCATAAACATACCACCTGAGCCCCCTCCCGAACCGACAACATCGGTACCCGAATCAGCAGTGTTAGTTCCTCCACCAGCTCCCCCTCCTCCAACCCCTATGTACATAATAGCGGCTCTATCGGAGTCAATTCCCAAAGTATTACTTGATGCAAAAGTGGTTAGGATTACATTTTGTACTTTAAGATTAATTGAATTTATCAAACTTTGGGATATATAAACTTCCCACCATTCTGTATCTGTTACCGCATTATTCTCATTATCATCTTGAATTGATCTATAAGTGGTCGAACCTGATTTTGCGAACGCGTTGAGCGGATAAATTGTCTCATTATCCCATTCATTTACCCCTTGTTCATTATTATAACCGACAGCTTGAGTCAATAACTGTTGGATGAAATTAAAATATTCAAAAGGTGGAATTTCCGCTGTCCATCCTTCTGTATATTTTCCAGGTTGATCGACATCAGGGTCAATGATATTTCCACTGGGAGCATCGGATGCCCAAACCCTTGATAAATTGTCGGGTTTATCTAAAGCCATATTAAAAGCCCTCTAATCTATAATTGTTTATATTGTCGGTAGCTCCAGCATCATCCACAATAACTACCGTACTAAAATCTAAAGCGGTTATACCTTTTCTTCCTGATTCAACTGGGGAAAAGGTTTCCCACGTTTTATTCCAATTCACACCATCCCAAAAATAAACATCTAAATCATTATTCAAACTGTCAGTCAATGCGATGACATTGTTTTGTAAAGTGGTTATTTTAGGATCATTAATATCTAATGGAAAAGAATTTCCTACTGATTCCCATTGGCTTCCAGTCCATCTGAATGTTCTAAGAGCATCTTCAAAATTTTCATTTAAATTTGTTCTTGTCGCCATCGCCACCACATTTGGACTAATTGTGGTTAAGCTTCTCACGTCCGACGGTAATGAACCTAAAACGTCTCCTATTATTTTCCACCTTAAACCATCAAATTCAAGCGTAACTAGTTGAGCTGGACTACTCGTGGAAGATGCAACTCTATTAGATGATAATCTAGCTAGTGCGATATTAAAACCAAACCCGGTCGTGTCGTTGGGAAAAAATGTACCCACTTTATTTATAGATGCACCATCCCGTTCATATAGTTGGACGCCGATGATAGAAAACTGGTAAGTTTCTAACAACTCAGTATCACTGTCGAAATAAGCAAAAGAACCACCATCTAACATTGAAATTCTCTTATCACCACCACCTAAAGAGGTTACCGCATTAGTCCCCGCTGTCCAATCTGTACCATCCCAATAGTAATTTCTAAATTCATCTAAATTTGTATCAGCGATGATTATATTGGATTCATCTATCGTTGTTATTGAAGGAAATAGTATACCTGATATTTCTAAAGTGTTTCCAACTTGAGTCCAATCTGTTCCGTCCCAAACTAATGTTTTCAACTGGTTACCCGATCCTAAAGTAACGACAGTTGTGGAATTCAAAGCGCTTAAACCAGTAGCCCCGTCTGTGAAAGGATTTCCAGCTAAAAACCAATCAGTCCCATCCCAAAAATATACAAGTAAATCCCCAGTGGTGTCTTGAATATACGCGATGACAGAAGAATCCAAAGTTACCATCTGAATGGCGGGTTCAGGTACAGTGAAAGGATTTCCCACTTGTGTAAAATCAAGTCCGTTCCAAGAATAAGTGACCAATTGAGCGGTAGGTCCATCTGCTCTGCTCACCGCGACATTGGAAGAATCTAACGCGGTATTGTTAATGAAAGTAAATCCCCCTATGACACCTCCTAGTATCCAATCTGAACCATCCCATATATAACCTCTTAACCCTGTTCCTAGTGAAGGACTGGTCAAAGCTACCGCTTGGGAATCAATAGCGCTTATTCTAGCTATGCTGACAGAAAGGTCTAAACTATTACCCAGTTGTTGTTTCAAATTATTATACGAAACTACAAATTGAGTTTCGCTCAACGCTTCAATCTCCCAACCAAATTCTCTAGTTTCTGTTGTTATTTCTGTGGAAATATCCCATTCATCAGAGATATATTCATAGATAGTTATCTTACTATTTAACCTGTCGCATAAAACTATAGTGGTTTCATTCAATGTCGTTATGTCAGGTACGTTGAGATTACTTATCACTTGACTGTCGAAATTATCCCATTGTTTGTTGAAAAAATATTCAACGCTAACACCTATTGGTTTTATAATTAAATTGGTGTTTCCTATCAATAATTCAGCGTTACCATCTAGCGCTCTATCGAAACTAACAGCGTAATGAGCGGCTTCGACTGAAAAATCTTCTTCAATAATCACAGCACCTATTTGTGGAAATAAAGTTTTTATCTGATCTATTATTTCTTGAATAGTCCCGATTGTTTTATTTTTAAGAATTTTTCCTTTTATAAATATTCTGTATTCCGCGTCAGACAATTCTCTTAATCCTGTTGTAGATTCATCAGCCGCTCTAAACCTACCTCCTATCGTCACATCTGTAGCCGTACCAAAGGAATTAGATTGAGCGTCTCCTTCAAAACCGAAATAATCAACATCATTAGCGTCTAGTAGCACTCTGGGTTGACCAACAATGACACCTAGAACTTCTAGTGTGAACCCTGTAGCTTCATCAATCCACCTGTCGTTAAGAAGAGATTGAAACATTTCTTCAAGACTATTTGCTTCAGCTAAATAAGCTCTAATCGATTTAATTAAATTGGTGGAATTTTTGTATTGAGTAGCAAGTCTACTCTCCGCCAAATCTTGATGATTAATTTGATCAACCATTATACGTGCGCCACGTCAATATTATCAACTAAAAAGACAGCTACTTCATCAGATCCTATGGATATATTTGCAGTTCCCGTAGGGGGATTATCTGTGTCTACAAATAGAGCATCCACAAAGTGACCCTGTACTCTATTTATCGGCGTGTATAGTCTTGTTATTAAAACATCATCGGCTAAAAAGAAACCTTGTCCTTCAACCAATACCCCATTAGCATAATCAACTATATTTTGTTTAATTGTTTCATCCCCGTCTTCTGGGAAATCTGAATCAACGGTTATTTCCACCTCTATAAAAATTGGGATCTGCGTCGGTCTGGAAAAACCAATTGGGTGGTCTATACCCTGATTGTCAGGGATGTCTACGGATGTCGTTCCGAAAGCCTGGATACCTGTTGGTTTTTTACCAGCTATAGCTGTCGCAATTTCAGTGTCGTCTCCACCGACAACAGAAGTTAAAAACGATTTTTCAGGTATACCGTCGACAGTCCCCGCCGTATCATTTTCAATAACTGTCAATTGGGTAACCCCATTGACATTAGCGACAGCGGAAAAAATACTATCAATTAAAGTTTGCGATGCAGCAGCAGTGGACCTATTCCGCCTAGCTCTAAGTTGAACGTCAGTTTCTTCATCTACACCTGTTATTCCATCAGATGAATTATCAACAGTATCCCAACCGGTTACCGGGGTTCTTATTTCTGTTATTGTGTTAGATAAAACAACTATTGGGCCGGTAGTATCTGCGACAACTTCCCCTGAACCATCACCAGCACCATCCAAAACAATATCTTCTTGGATAATAAAATCAACACTAGTATTTTCAGGATCACCAACTAAACTACCTGATGGAATTGTTGTATTACCAGTTCCTGTCACGTCTATTGAGACTGTAGTGGCTGTCGCTTCATTTCTTTCAATACCATTTAATGTAACCAAATTGGATAAAGTGATATCTGTAGCGGCATTGGGATTAAATGCGTTGTATGAAATTTCCCCAATTTCCCACAAATTGGCATAAGCTTCTGCAACAGACCCTAAAGTTTGTCCATCTGGAGTATCAGGTGATACGTTAAAATTATCCCCATATGCGGATTTAAATTCAGCTTCCAATTCTGCTAAAATTTCATCTAATCTTTTTCTATTAAATCCTTGAGGGGTTATACCAAAATCAGCCATTGATGATCACCTCGTTTACATCAAGGGTTCCGTAGATAGTTTCTGCTGAAAAACTAACAGATAAATTTCTAGAAGAACCACCTTCATAATCCATTGAAAATGAATTTAACCTTAAAACTTCAGGGGTGTTAGTTATTCTAGTTTTTAAAATAGATTCTATATTTGTCAAATTAGTCGGTCTGATAAATATTTGTTGGAACCATGGTGTACCTTCAGTTATATCTAAAAACCATTCCCCTAAATAAAGTTGTAATCTTGTCTTCACATTTTGAGCAACTTGCTCTCCGTTTTCGACAAGTTTAAAACTACCATTTTCAACAATTATATCATTGTTTGAATCTAAAGCTTTACCAATCATATGGATGTATTATCCCCACCGCCGGTTATTGTGCCGTTATACGTACCAGCTGAAGATCCGCTTGTAACTGTCACTTCAACAGAATCCCCTTGGCGCGCAATAGGCTGTCCGCCGTCTCCCAAATTTGTTGTGGACGCATCTATATTGACAGTGGACGCGTTCACATTTACTTCTCCATTTGAAGTTATAGTTATGGTCCCATCATCTTCTATACTCATGAATGATGTTCTATCATTATTTCTAATTTCAATTCTACCTGATGTGAAACTTTCTATAACATTAGGGAGAGAACGCAATCCAGGAATTGCTACCGCGTCCGAAAAAGAATGAAACCTTTTCCCACCGGGGTCTCTAACTCCGCCAAATTTATACCAACGATCGATTGATCTTTCAGCAAAAATTAATAAACATTCATCTCCTTTATCTAAAGGAAAAGTAACAGAATATCCACCCCCACCAGAAAATATAACTGGTACATTTATCAACAAAGGTATATCCGTTGGAGTTAATATTTCTTTTTCGCCATCGTTGGTTTTGAAAATTCTTCTTATTGCAGGTTGAACTCTCGCGGTTTGAGTTTCTGTATTAAAAGACTCTATGATTCCGGGCATTGAAGTATGTAATTCTTTCAATGCTTCAAAAATACCTTTCTTGACCACAAAAGGTAAATTGGCGAGTTTTGAGGGTTGTTCAGCCATTAATTGTTCTCCCTTTAATTTTAGAAACCCATTCTCCTTCTCGGGAATCCCCTAAGAATGTAATTTCTTGAACCTTATAAACCCCTTCCCCTTGCGTCTTTTTAATTTCTCTGAAGAACAAATTTCCTATAGCTATTTCGGTGGCAATGGATTCTATCCTTATCAAATTGTTCGGTCTAATATTCGGGTTTAGTAATGTGGTTACTTCCACCCCGCCTATACCTACATTTGTTTCTATTAAAGCGGGGGAGCCGATCATTCCAGTTGCGGCATTTATTAAAGTCGCTTCCACCCCTGGGACCACTTCTTCATCTGGAACAATAGTTAATTCGTTATCTTGAATACTCCAATCAAAACCATAATCCCTAGCTAAATTATCCATTATATCTGCGCTTTTTCCGGATAAAGTTTGTCCTCTTAATTTATCAGGAGTTCCCGTTAAACCTGAAACTATACCTACTGATAAATTTTTAAAAGAACTTAACACTTCCTTGACGGCGGTTTGTATAGAAACATTCTCATTGAATGTTTTATTAAAAGTGGATTCTTGCCAATCGCGCTGTCCGTCTCCTGCGTATATGGTCGCTATCTTGTTTGGGTTTTCCCTGCTTAAAAATGTATTTCTTATTTGTCCTCTGAACAATAATCTTACATTTCCTTCATAACCGGCATTGAAAATTATTTCTGTGAATTTAGTTTGTAACGCCGCTAAAGTATCATCGTTGAGATTGTATAAACTTATTTTCGCTAGATTGGGAAGACTTATAAGACTTTTGGTTATTTCAAAATTGCAGCGTAAACCTCTAACGATAATAGCAGGTTCGTCAGGTGGGATAATTGTCAATTCGTACGAGCGTTTATATTGGCGAGCCATTTAGGTCTTCCAGTTCAGCCTCTTCTAAAACTATAACTTTAGAAGCTTCTCCTAAATTTGTTTTAGAAGGATCAAGTGCGATATTATCCACGTTCACTACGAAAATATTTGTCAATGGTAAGTTGTATTTTTCCAATAAATCAGCGCCCCCCAGTAAGGGTAAATCTAAAATTAGATCAACCCCAGCTTGAGAAATTGAAAGCGTCCAAACTCCCCATCTAGAATTTAGTTTAACATCCATTTGATAAATATTTCCAAATATATTTATTGAAAATATTTGTCTAGGGAAATTTGTCAATGGTATTTCTATCATCAATCTGAAATCCAATTAACGACTGCTTTTAAAACCGATCTTTCTTGAGTTTCACTTGGCTCTACGGTTTGTTGTCTTCCTCTATTTGAGGGGGACGTACCTTGTTCTCTGGGGGAACCTACTTGTAATTGTTCTTCAGTCAATTCTACAATTTGGGATTCGGTTATAATCAATTCCTGAGCTTCTATAAATAACCGAACAATAGCTGAAGAGTCTACATCTTGATTTGTAGAAATATTCGTTATCAACATATTATTATATGTTTCTAATTTGGTTTGGATGGTTATAGGTTCTCTTAATTGTTCTATTCTAACTAATTCTCTGTAAGCAGCTTGACTTCTTGTCAAATTCGTTTCAGTAGCGGAACCGAATAAGTCAGTTACGTTATCAACAATTTCCCCGAAGGCCGCTAAACCTAAAGGATTATCAGAAACCACCGCTTCTATAGAAATTTTTCTAGGTTCTAATATAGAGTTGTCGGTTATATCAGAACCTTTTTCAATTGGGAATCTACTAGCTGTTACCACATTTTCATAAGTCTCATTGACTACCGCATCAAGTTCTATACCGGCTAACGTTCTTCTATTTCTTATGAATAAATTTTCAAATGCCATTATTGATCCACCGGGCTAGATAAGTCTTCTGAAGCTTGCTCAAATCTTCTAAATACTTCATCGGCAACTTTAAATGGGTCTCCGGTTCCTGGTACACTTATGTTCATATTGTCTATTCTAAAAGATCTAGAAGTACCTCCTGCTCCCGCCCCCGCAATTTCCGGCATAACGTTTCTATTAATATTCGCGTTAAATATTTCTTCCCTTCTTTCTACTAACTCGCCAAGTGTGCCGTCAAATCCCGGGACACCTATGGTAGGGATCGAACTGAAAAAATCTTTAATTCCGCTAAAACTAAAACCGGAAAATAAATTGAATATTCTTGACCATCCATCGAATATCAACCGAGTTGTATCTGCAATCCCTTTAAACAAAGATGCAATTATTCTTATCGCTCCTTCCCACTCCGGAAATTTATTAATCAAATCCCCAATTAAACTATCGCCATCTCTAAAAAATACTTGAGCATCTTCAATTAACCCTACCAATAGAGCTATACCGATGGCTATGAGTGCTGGTAAGAGCGCAACAGCCCCGCTAAATAATGCGGCTGCTGCTGCTGCCGATCTAAATGCTATTATCGTTCGCGCTAAGCCGACGACCAATGTTCCTATTCTCCCTATTAGTCCGATACCCAACACCACAGAAAGAATTTTTAATATTTTGATTAAACCGCTAACCCATTGTGGAAATTTTTGTTCTATAATTTCTCTATTATTTTTCCACCATCCCTCAACTTTGTCCGCTAAATTTCCCAATATAGGTACTAGTTGGGTTGTGATTAACCGTGCGCCCTGTTTAACTATTCTCCATAACCTGAGTAAAGAATCTTGAAATTCCGCCGACAACCGGGCGTCTTCTTTTGTCGCAACACCTAGTTCCTTAGCTTCTCTTATTAGTTCTTGTATCGCTTGAGGACCTTGTTGTAATAATCTTATAGATCCGCTCAATCCAAGTTTTTCAGCTAATTCTATTTGCTGGAATTTATCAAGTGTTTCGAAGCGTTCGGAAACTTCAAACAATAGACCGCTAGATGTTTTTAAATTTCCATTCGCATCTTCAACGTTTATTCCTAAAATACCAAAGGCTTCCAAACCGCTCCCAATCCCCCGCGACGCTTCCGCTGCTCTAACAGCCAATGAACGTAAACTATTAGACATTTCATCTGTGCTTTGTCCCGCTGATTGGTTGGCGTGTTGAAGCGCGTCTATTATTTCTACACTTTCCCCAATTTCCTCTGCTAATTTACCCTGTTCATCTGTTGCGCGAGTAGTTGCTACCGCCAAACCAGTTAAAGCACCGACAGTTGCAGCGGTCATTTTTATTAGTGATTTTAAAGAACTGACAGTGGAGTCTATATCTTCCTTGAAAGATTCTAGTTCTTCAGGATCATATTCGAAACCTAGAGCAACAAGTAGTTCGTCTAAAGTCATCTGCGCCCTCTAGGAATTTTTGGTGATTTGTTTTGCTTAATTAAAGATGATTTAAAATCTAATAATTCGTGCATGAGAAATAAATCATCCAGTGAATATGTTCCGTCTTGTAGTTCCTTTAATGAGCATAAAGGGGGATCACACAATAAGGGTGCATGAAGAAAGCCACTTATATTTGGGAATTTTCTTGCATTAATTTCTTTGCTTTGGCCACTAGCGTTTCCACCGCTAGCGCGGGGATAAAATTTCCAGAGTAGTTCACCTTTATAACAAAGAAAAAGACTTTGTATACATCACCTAAACTATCTCCAGAAAAATATTGGTTAAAAGTGGTTTCGGTAATTTTAGTTCCGTCGATCGCACTTCCAACAATAGAGTCTTTCAATAACTTAGTTAAATCTTCAGGAGTACTATCTTTAAATATTTGGGAAATTGCATCAGATAATACGGCTTTATCAATATCAAATTCCCCTTTCTCCTTTTTAACTCCTGTAGCAATCTTGCCAAAGAAAGGTCCCAATGTTTTACCCAGTCTGAATTTCATTGTCAGCGCTTTATCCGCTGGCCATTGGGTAACACTATATTCATGTTCACCGATTGTTGTATTTTCAGTTTTGCAGCTCATAAAATAATCCTAATAAATTTAATTATAATAAAAAGACCCGGGAGACATTTAAGATAAAATTCTTAAATGCGCCACTCTCCCGGGATAAACTTTAAGCTCCATTGTGGAGCATATCAAGACGCTCAACGGTGATAGCCCATTCTTGAGCATTGGCATTTTCACCACGCGTCATGGTGGCCGGTCGGTTTATAAACCCTTGAGTGCCAGATCCTAGATCACCTCCTCTCACATCTTTCATTTGCACAAAGATAGGAACGAACGCTCCGTTTTCCTGTGACGAAATTAAACCTGATAAAAATTCATTTGAATCAGATGTTTGTAATATCCTAAAAGTAACAGTACCGCCGCGATGTGAGCTAATCGATACTGTCATTTCTCCATCATTACCCCAAATTCCACTTGCGGAATCTTGGATTCTTTCTAAGGTAATTGTATCGTCCCCTTCGTCAAAACCTCCGATTTCCGTACCATTAATTAAGAGGTTAATATTTAAAAACGAATATTCTTTCATGATTAACTACCTATTATCTTTCAAAAATTCCGCTAATTTGAACGCGATGAATTGAACCGGCGCCCAATGCTAAAAATGATAAACCGGGATAATTTCTAGCAGAAACTTCTGAACTAGAAACATCAGCGACAGGGATAGTTTCTGTTCTATAACCGTTCGGTAAGAACACTCCGTCAATTGTGGTACCCGCTGCGACCAGACCGTTATTCACCGCTTCATCTAATACACGAACAGCTTGTTGCTCTAATGCAGCTACACCTTTATCCGTGTAAGGAACTTTTGTCGGTCTAGTAACCAAATAACCGAATAGTTGAGTTTGAATCGCGTTCACTAACCAGTCGATTCCGTGGCGTTCATCAAAGAATAAATCACCACCCATGAATGATTCACCAAAAATAGACAAACCCCCGACGTTAAAGTAAACGCTACAGTGTTTCGCATCTAATGTATCTTTTTGCGTTTGCGATAAATCTTCAGGGGTGATACCGGGAAGCTGTTTAAATTTGAGGGTGATGGTACTGTTACTTTGGTTAAAGTTTACAGTGAATGCTCTACCCGCTGCTGAAACACTGGGATATTGAGAAGGTGTAGAACTGAAAGTGGTCATTGTGCGGTCAGCTTCTTTAGCTGCAATTATTGACGCAATGTCTGTGTCAACAGAAGCCACTAAAACATTAGAATCATTTGTCGTATTAAAAAATACTTTAACTCTAGCTTCAGTCCAATCAACAGCAGCTTCCACGGCATCTTCACTATTTATTTCAACTAAATCCCTCACTTCTTTTGTAAAAGCGAAACCGTACCAATCGTCGTTAGTACTATTTATGTTTGTTAAAGAATCAGTAATAGTTTCGGCTTCTGTGCCGACTCTTAAAATCCCTTCCTCTTCTTGCATTTCCAATAAAGAGGAAATATCAGTGCCCCCTGCTGGAGCACTCATAAAACTAACAGAGCTATCTTCCCCAGTTGTACCGCTATTTATAACAAACCTTTCATCTGAAGAACTATAGGCACAAGTGGAACCCCCATAGCCTCCAGAACCTACCGCCTGCAAACCCACTTCAATTGTGGAGGCTATATCATCTAAACTTGTATCGGATGAAAAATCTAAGGTTGTAATTTCTTCTTCATCACCATCAATTGAAATGGTGAAAGCCCCATCTGAAATTCCAGTGAATAAAGCCAAATTAGCTGTTGTATCTTCAACAACCCCACCAAGTAGCGCTCCTGAAGTTTCGTCTGGATTCCGTATGGAAATTTTTAATTGTGTGGGCTTTGGTTGCTGACTAAAATAAGTATTTGCGGCTTTGTACGCTTCCGAACTTGTTTCCCAGTCTTCTGCGACTCCATCTATAGAAGAATAAGAACGAATTCTATCTAACAAATAAAGATCAGTCTTACCGCTAACTAATCCGCTATCAGTTGAAATGATATTTAAAATTCCAAAACCGGCTCTCGCAGGAAAAGCCTCACTAATTATCACGTCCACCTGGACAATACTTGAAGCAGGGATCGCCATTATTAAATCTCCACGTTAAAATTGTTAATTAATTCTCTAGCTTGAAATTCACCCATAATATCAACACTTTCTATTGAGCGAACAATTTCTTCATCTGTACCAATAGCGGATAAGGTAATATCCATTTGCGTTCTTGATTCCCAACCATCCTCTAATGATTCGGAAATTCCTCTAATTTCTGATCTTGTTAATAAGCCCAAATTGGCTTGTGTAAATAATTGTCTGAAACTTTCTCTAGCTAAAGATGTTCTATATTTTCTAGCGATATCCCTTGAATCTTTTCTGTAAAAATTCAACGAGACAGTTATTATTCTATACCCCTCTACAGTTTCCGTTAAATCAGGGTCTCCGTCATTGTTTTCATATGTGGTTTGTTCCCAACCGACATTTTGATCAAATGACATATTTACAGTTGCGAAAGCTCCGTCAGGTGGAAAGAAAGGTTTGGGAGCCCCATATTGTTTTTCTCTAATTGCAAATCCAGAAGTACCCACGGATAGATTAATCGTGTCTCTTATGAATTTGTTAATGGTTTCGTCAAGTTGCATTATTTACAACAGCCCCTAACATAGTGCTATGACCGAAAGCGTTCCAATCCCCTTCCCACATCATTCTAAATTGTTTCCCTTTATAGGAAACAATATCTGCTATCTCACCCGTTTTGTCATTTGTTGTTCTGAGCGGTTTCTTAGAAATAAATTTCCTAATATCTTTATTTGTTTCTCCTTCTGGTACAACTTTAAGCTCTTGAGGTGTCGGCTGTTGAACACTACATAACGTTTTAAATGTTGAAGTTGAACCCGGCACCCATAAACCATCCACATAACTCCCAGAAGAAGTTCTAGTTACAGTGACTATTTCTCCAGTGTCTAAATCGATCGCTTCACTGACATTTATCGGCATTAATCATCACCCACTTGATAATTAATTGATCTTAATAAATGACCACTGTCGTATAAGGGATTACCTTCTCTATATTTCAACGGAGGTTCTTTAAGATCAATTATTTTATTCCTAACATCAGTTTGAACAATTAGACCAATTTTATTTAAAGCTTGTTCTTTGGTTATCTTACCTTCAACAATCTGCTTTGATAATTTTCTAAATATCCTACGATATTTTTTGCGATGTTCTTTCAATGTACTTCTTAAATAACTACGCTCCGGAATATTTCTTCCAATACTCCCAAACTCATGCACCGCACCTACCATTATCACTGAAGTTCCATCAGGATAATTATTTGAACCTTTCGGTAATCCGACCCTGACTGAGTTTTCACCCCTTAAATTATTACCTAATTTTTCGAGCTGTCTTATAGCTTGCTTGGGACTTTTAATAACTTTCGTTTTATTTTTAAATCCCATTAGCAGAATCTCGCGGTTAATACACCTATAAAACAAGAATTCCTAATGTTTAAAAACTGTAGCCCATATGCAGTGGACGCATAAAAATCGTCCCCATCAGTTCTGTCTTTTGCAACAACGGATTTAGTAACTGAAACCCCACCGGCTGATTTAGAACTAATTGCTCCCACACTAGCACTGCTATCCCCGGCTTCTGTTCTTGTTCCAGTGAATAATAAATGAGCGGTTAAAAATGCCATGGCCATGTTGTATTTACAAGGAGAGCACCAACGACTTTCAGCCGTCCCCATTATACAAGTAGAGTCATCTAAGAATATTTGAATTCTCGCATCAGAATATTCATCCTCATCTGAAAATTCTGGGAAACGGGTTCTAAATTCTTCTATGGTGATCATTTGTTCGCCAAAAATATAACTAATAAAGATGCAAATAAAGAAAAGCCCCACCTAAATACTGGTTCCCAAACTTTTTTCTCACCCTTGCTAGTATTTGTTAATGTTTCCAATTCTTTAATTCTTGTTCTTAATTCTTTTACAGTTTCTTCCGCTTGTCTTTTATCCCCAAAATTAGCTCGCCACAATTCATTTTCTTTTACACGCGCGTCTATCTTATCAAGTATTTGTGTATGTCTACTTAATATATCATGATGGTTTTGCACCCGTTCCCCTATGCGGGTTATTTCCTTTAATTCTACTTGGATATGTTTTATATCTTGAGATATAGAATCTAAGGTTCCCCATAACCGCTTCTCAGAAAACTCGCTAATAGACTCTGAAGTTTTTTGTGGCACAATTTTTCTCCTTGATTTTCTAATATAGACTGTCTCCAATCTACATTAGAAAACGCCCCAAATTAGGGGCGAAGGAAGTTATTATTCTTCCTCTTTTTTATCCTTTTTACTCTTTTTGGGGGTGACTTTCATTTCCTTTTTATTGACCATGGCTTTCTGAGGATCATCCTCGTCCAACTCCATGTCGTTTTCCCTGGAACCGTAGCTTACTAATTTCTTTTTATTTAAATCTGCCAGAAATTTAAGTTTAACTTTTCCGTTCTTATCGACAAAATGAAGCCACACGTCATCTGGCACAACATTGAAGCCCGGTTTCAAACTAACTTTAACTCGCACCCCTTTATCACAAGTTTTCAAGTGATAAAGACGTGCGCTATGGTTCACTACTCCAGCCATGATTAAATTCCTGTAGCGATGTTAAGGGAAAGAGGGTAGTAGATATTCAACCCTGCTAAGCGAAGACGACCCGGTATGATAAATTCCAGGTTCTTTTGTTGTGTCGGTAAATATTCCAATTCAACCGGAATTTCCAATTGCAGAGCATCGGGATCGCGCCTATACGCAACCATAATATCATCTTCAAAATCCGGGTTATTATCAGCAGCGCATTCATTAACCGGGATAATGTCGTTAATACTATTTAGGAACGGACTATTTTGCGCAACATATTGAGCAATAGTAGTATCACTATTGTCGGAACGCGGAGTAGACATAATATATGCCCACTGGGAAGGTGGTAATAAAAGCGTATCACCTCGCTCAACCATTTTAGTTGTCTCGAAAATATCAGCGAAAACATCGTTAATATCGAAGAGAATTTCATCCGGAGTTTTGTTAACCCACTCAGTACCGGAACCGGGATCGACAACAGAACCTTCTGGAATATTCGGGTTATTGAATAAACCCGGTAAATTAGCATCGTCGTCCCCAAAAAATGCCACATCATTTACAGTTTGTTCTGTTGCGCGCCGAGCGGAATTTGCACGGCGTTGATCCAGGGAAGAACCAGTTAATTGGGAAGCTTGGATTTCATCAAGGTTGTACCCATAGGAAATACCAACGGAACGAACCGGGATAGTAGTTTCTTTACCAGCAACATCTGCGCGGGGTAAATCATCAGCATAAGCTTGGATAATTTTTGCAGCACCAGCTTGATCATAAGTACGATAAGTAATTGACGTAATTCCCGGACCACCTTCGTTTGTGACCGGGAACAACATACGAGCTTGGAGTTCCGCATATTTAACATCATAACTACGAGCTTTAATTCTTTCCAATTGACGTTGGAAGAAAAATGCTCCGTCTGCGTCGAACAATTTGTTTTCAACAGCCACTTTGACAATATGATCTAAAGTGGTTGT